GCGGGCGGAGACACCAACGGCACGCCCTACATCACACAGTGTGCTGCGGGCGGAACCGCTGTTGGAGTTATCGCGGCGGTAGGTCTGGCTCAGAGTGTGGCAGGTATCCTGCCCTACGGCGGGCCGGCTATCAATCCCAACAACCTGGCCCAGGTCTACGCGCCCATCGCGAAGGCCGGCCAGAACTACTACGCGCTCGTCATCGACGATCCGTATGTGATTTTTGAGATTCAAGAAGGTGGGACTGCGACCAACCTCACCGCAGCGTCCGTCGGCCTCAACGCGAACATCGCGATTGGGGCTAACGCAACTGCGACCACGCCGACGGGGTTTCTGTCCAACACGTATCTCAACGGCAATACAGCTCCCACAACGACCGTGACGTTTAACCTGAAAATCATCAGGTTTGCGCCCCGCATCGATAATCACTTCGTTACCGTTCCTGCCACGGGCGGCGGATATCAGAAGTGGTGGGTTATGATTAACAACCACCAGTACCGTGCCGGTATTGTGGCGCCGTAAGGAGATATAGAAATGGTTGCTGCAGTAATCAATACAGGCTCACACCCAAAAGCGCTATGGCCTGGGGTCCATGCTTGGTGGGGGCAGATGTACAATGAGCATCCGGTTGAATACACGGATCTCTTCGATCAGCTCGACTCCGGAATGGCGTATGAGCAGGATGTTGAAGTCACGGGCTTCGGTCTCGCACCGTACAAGTCAGAAGGTGGACCCGGAACCTATGACTCGGAAATTCAGGGCTGGATCCAGACCTACATGCATATCGCATACTTCTTGGGTTACATTGTAACTTATGAAGAAATGCGAGACAATCTCTACGAGAAGGTCTCGAACAATCGGGCCGCTGCAAATGCGTTCTCGATTGCCCAGACCGTCGAGAACATCGGTGCGGCGGTCTACAACGACGCCTTTACCGGTGCGGTCTTCCAGACCGCGGATGGTACGACGCTCGCTTCTCAGAGCCATGTCAACGCAACTGGAGGGACTTACTCGAACGTCCTTTATCCGAGCGCGGATCTCATGGAAGCCTCACTTGAAGACGCGTGTATTCTCGCAATGGGCTTGCAGTCGGATCGAAACCTCTTCATTTCGATCCTGCCTCGAAGTCTGATCGTCCCTCGCCAGGAGTGGTTCAACGCAAATCGGATCCTGAAGAGTGTTCTTCAGCCCGGCACTGCGAACAACGACGTGAACGTGCTGAAAGCGACGAATGCCTTCCCTGAAGGTATCAAGCTCAATCACTACCTCACGAATCCTCACGCGTGGTTCGTTCGGACCAACTGCCCCCACGGGATGCAGATGTTCTGGCGCGATCGTCCGATGTTCGATCAGGACAACGATTACGATACGAAGAACGCGAAGGCGGGTACGTACATGCGCTTGTCGGCGGGCTGCACCGATCCTCGGGCACTGATCAGCTCGAACGGGCCGTAATGGGATAGTTGGATTCGAGAACGAATCTATTCTCGAATCCAACAACCTAAGGAGCATCAATGCCAAATCGAGCACCGCCTGACAGGGTTCCTGAAGGCGCAACAACGGATGGGCCGTATGGAGTATTCGCGCAAAGCGGGTATTCCAACCCGGCCTATTATCATCAATTCTTTGACGACTTCGACAATTCTGTTGGCGCGACGGGTCTTTGGACCACGGTTGCAAACGGAACAGGAAGTGCTGCGGCAGCTAACATCGCAGGAGACGGAGGCCTCATAAGCCTCGCGCCGGGCTCCACTGCCGCGGGATATTCGTATATGCAGCTGCCGGCGGCAGACTTCACCTATACGTCTAGCTACAAGATGTTCTTCGGCACGCGGTTCACGCTTACCGACTCCGGTGGTGTGAGCTCTCCGACCTTGCTCCTGGGTCTCATGCAGCATCAGGTTTCGGGCACTCCGGCACCGACTGACGGGATTTATTTCAGGAAGAACACTGCGACTTCCTACATGGACCTCATAGTGAACCAGGCCAGCACGCCGGTTTCTGTGACTAACTCAACAGGGTTCCTCGCGTGGAATGCGACGACCGGCGCGTACTCTAACGCGCTCGTAAGTGGCACGTCCTACGACGCTGGGTTCTTCGTCGATTTCAAAGGCAATATCTACGGGTTCTTCGGAACGAACCTCTTCGGTTTCGTTCCCCAGAGCGGCTCGGGGCCGTACAATACGGCTGCGGGCTCAGGCAATCTAACCGTTGCCCCTCCTCGCGGCGCGCAGTACTGCGGCACGACCGCAGCCTACGTTCTCGAGGATCCTTCGTACAACAACCCTGCGAAATATCCGCAGGTCACCTACCCGACCGCGGTGTTGAGCCCGATGCTTAGCATCCTCGCGGGAGACACAAATTCGCCCACACTGACCGTTGACTTTGTCATCGTGCAGAAAGAGCGATAGGCAGATGTTAATTAAGGTAAACAAAGTCCATAGCGGCGGTAGAAATCTAACGTTGGTTTTTACCGGAGTTATAGATAAGGAAGACGAATCAAAGGCAATATGCCTCGTATCGAAGCTTGATGCCGGAGTCAAGCTTTCCAGCGTGGCGTTTCTTGTACAGGAAAAAGCAGGCTTTCAGCTCTGGTGGGACGAAGATCTCACCGAGCCTATGATGCCTGTAGAGTCTCGGGGCGCATTCCGTTTCGATGGGGTGCGCCCCCCTTCTGATTGGAAAGGAGAAATCTTTTTGGTTCCTTTCAAAGTGGACGAAAAGAAGATGTTTGTTTTGAGCTTGGACTTCGACAAGTGACGACTCCCGCGACGAATGGAACAGTCTATCGCGTTATCAAAGATGCAATGTATGAAGCAGGGCTTTTAGGGAAGGGCCGAGATCCTTCCTCCGAGAGCCTTGCTCAGTACAGCAATCGGCTTCAAGACCTCTTTCAGTGGCTTCAAACGAGAGGACTAAAACTCTGGCTCGAATACGACGTACCGATAACTCCAGTTACGGGCCAGAACCTCTATGCGCTCGGTCCAACCACGGCGGGAGGGAACGTAAATATGGTTCGGCCAGTGCGGTGCAAAGAGGCTTACTACACCGACCAGAGCGCGAACCGCCGGCCTCTGATTTCTATGGGGAGGTCCGAATGGGACACCCTCGCGACGACGACGACGCTTGGAACTATCACGAGCTGGTACGGAGAGAAACACCAACTCACGTATAACTTCTACGTCTGGCTCACGCCGGATTCGACCCAGACCGGCGTGATCCACGCGATCCTCCAGCAGCAGATGAGTTCGATTGTGACGCTGACCGATCAGATCAACGTTCCGATCGAATGGTATCTTACCATCATGTGGCTTCTCGCGAGCCAGATCTGCACGCGCCAGCCTCAAAAAGTCATCGATCGGTGTGAGAAGATGGCTGCGCAGTTTCTCGAAGACCTCGAGAACTGGGACGTCGAAGACGCAGATACTCGCTTCACTCCGGACAGTCGAACCATGGTGAGCTCAGGAAGGTTCAACCGATCATGATGCAGGATCGTCAGCTTCTCAAATGGCCTCTGGTTCAGCAGCTCTACACGCGCGCGCCTACGGTAGTAAATTCTAGCACCTCTCTATCTGGCGCGCTTCCGATTTATGACTCTCGTCTGATCAACGCATACGGAGAAGTAATCCCTGGCACCAAAGGAGAGTATCAGGTATTCAAGCGCCCTGGAATCGGCGGGGAAGTACTCAGCGGCTACGGTATGCCGGGAGGCTCTTACACATACCCTCTACCCGCCAGTAGTGGCGCAGTCCTAAATCTCTATGTAACAAACGGAGTTCTCTACGCCGGTGAAACCGCGGTCTCGGGATTCTCTGCGACTCCCGGAGCACCCTGTTACTTCGAGATCATCAACTCAAACCCCATCACTGTCATCATCCTTGTCGCAGGGGGCTCTGGTGGAGCCGGCCTCGCGGGAAGCGGATTTCTCTACACGCCCTCGACGAATGCCTGTGTTCCGATTAATGATGCGACGTTTACAAGTATCGTCCGAGTCCCCGGCCTCGCGTTCCTCGACGGCTGGACCTTCGTCATGGACCAGTCTGGCGTAATCTGGAACACAAACGCGCAGTCAAATGCTGCCGTGTGGAATGCACTAAACACGATCCCCGCAAACCTATACGGAGATTCAGGAGTGTATCTTGCGCGGCAGCTCTCTTACGTCGTTGCGATGAAGCAGTGGACCACCCAGATCTTCTACGATGCCGGCGCGCAGGTTGAAGGAGAAGGAAGTCCGCTCGGCCTTGTTCCTGACGCAACTGTCCCATACGGCTGTATGCACCCCTTCACAGTTGCGAAGATCGATGAGACTCTTATCTGGGTCACGACGAATCAGGATCTCTGTCCCCAAGTTATCGTCCTCGAGAACCTCACCCCGACGATTGTGTCTTCGCCTTCGGTCGAGCGGATTCTAAAGAACTTCCAAGCCGTAACTGGTCCGATCGAGGTCGGTGGGTTCGGGTCCTATTCGACTGGCGTGTATTCGTGGGGGATCAAGATCGCAGGTCATCGCCTCTACGGCCTTACGATCTTTGCCCTCGATATAACTCTTGTATTCGATATAGATCAGAAGCTTTGGTACATCTGGACCGATCCGGAGGGAGGTTATTGGCCCTACGGATATCCGAGTTATCGAAGCCCTAACTATGTCGATGGGGTAGCTGGCGCGCAGTTTGTCCAACACCTCGTGACTGGAGGGATCTATACGCTCGACGACATGTATACGTTTCCGACAGATAACGGGGAGATATTCAACGTAGATATCTACACGCCGACGACTTCTTTCGGAACGCTCCGAAACAAGTCCCTCAACAATATGTACTTTGATTCTGATATTATCAAAGGCAATCAGATGTTCGCGCGGTATACGGATGACGACTATAATAGTTGGTCGAACTTTCGGACGATTCGCTTGGACTACGAGAGGCCGGAGCTAGATGATGAAGGAAGCTTTATCCGGCGCGCGTATCACTTTCGTCACGCAGCGGCTTGTCCGTTCCGGCTTTCGTCTGCGGGCCTTGATCTCGATATCGGTATTTTGTAACTAACTCAGGATAACAGAATGGCTAATCTTACCTTTGCAGATTCCTATGCGGAACTCCAAGCACTCTTCACGGCGGTGTTTTCGGGCGCGTGGAACACGATCGCACAGAACGCAGCGTCGCCCGCGACGAACCTATACGTCTCGCTCCACACCGCCGCGCCGGGAAACGGCGGCTCGCAGACGACGAGTGAGACCGCGTATACGAACTACGCGCGGGTTGCAGTGGCTCGAACCACGGGCGGCTGGACGGTGACGCAAGGCTCAGGCACCACGTTCTCGAACGTAGTGAATGCCGCTG